TTGTGTTGTCTATGTAGATAAGATTCAAATCTTCAAAGGGATTATCAGACTGCTTGAGATAATCATCGATAATGGATCAATAGAGTACGAGTGTGCGGTCTTCGGTGAATTAGGTGGATTCGTTTCTGCTATCGCTAATCGTAAAATAGAGGATTTAGATTTCTCTGCTTATGATCACGCTTGGACTGCAACTAATATCGTAAACTCTTGGGAACAAGCATCTGGTAGTACTGCTTCAGGTATGGGGTATTTCTATCCGCTTATAGACTATGGTCAAGTTTCAGTAGGTAAACACGATTGGCAGTACAAGGCTTTCAGACCTGCTCTATTCGTTCGTGAATACATCGATAAGATTATCACAGGTGCGGGATATACGTGGGAGAGTTCGTTCTTCAATAGCAATCTATTCAAGCGATTAGTAGTTCCTAACAATCAGAAGGACTTGAGCAAAGCGACTACTTTGCAGTTCAAGGCTTATGATAGTTTAATGAGTTACCTATTTGCTTCTCCTTCAGGTTCTACAAACATCGAATACATAGCTACTAAACTCGGTCAGTTTACTGTTCTCGGTAGTTTTGCTTTCCAATACACAGGAGCTTCATTAAGTGCTGAAGCTAAGATAGTCTGCTCAGGTGCGACTGTTGTAGGAACAGGTCAGACAGGAACGGTTAATATAGGTTGGTACAAAAACGGAGTCTTTCAGGCTCAGTCTTTTATTGGTCAGAATCGAGGGAACTTCGATAAGACTATCACATTCCCAATTACGTTAGCTACGAATGATACTATACAATTCAGATTAATTTTCTCTGGAGTATCGAATAATATGCAGGTAGATTTCTTGACCAATGATTTAGAAATCAATACAAGCATAGCTACGTTAGTTCCGTATAATCTGAATGAAACTATCGAAATAAACGAGGTTACTCCGAGAGGTGTATTTCAAAAAGACTTCTTCTCTTCTATTGTGAAGATGTTTAACTTGTATGTAACGGAAAGCACAGATAGGGTAAAGCATCTAATCATTACTCCATTCATCGACTATTACGATTTCGATAACACGATTGATTGGACTCTGAAGGTTGATAGATCAAAGCCGTTTAGAATAAAGCCGATGAGCGAACTGAACGGAAGATTCTTTGAATACAAGTACAAGCAGGATGTTGATTTCTATAATGAGAATTACTTTAAGAAGTACAATGAAGGCTACGGAGATTTCTTAGAGGATACTGGTTTTGAGTTTGCAAACGACAAACAAACCGCAGAGATAATCTTCGCTGCTACTGCTCTCGTTCTTCCTGCTGCGAATGATAAAGTGCATTCTTCTATATTCAAGCTGAGCAATACTCAGAACTCTACTTCAGAAGATAAGATGGATAGTGTTATCCGCATTCTACAAGTAAGAAAGATAACAGGTAGAAACTCTTGGAAGATAGAAAACGGAACTTCTAACATTACCCCAGGCGGTGGTCAGATAACTTACTACGGATATGGTGGTCATTTAGATGATCCTTACACTCCTACTGCGGATATTAACTTCGGTGCTCCTAAAGAAGTTTATTTTACTCTGTCAGGTACTTATCCTTCCGCTAATTTATTTAACGGATATTGGGGAGATTACGTTGCTGAGATTGCTGATAAAGATTCTAAGCTACTTACCTGTAACGTGCGTTTAACGGATATAGATATCTATAATCTTGATTTCTCTCGACCTATTTGGATTGATGGTTCATTATGGAGACTGAATAAGGTTATGGACTACAATCCGATGGTTGAGGATACCACGAAATGTGAATTTATTAAAGTAATAGAAACAACATACGCATAATGGCACAGGAAACAATAGGCATAAAAGTCGAGGTACAAGGTGGCGAATCGGTAGGATCACTTAAAAAGCAATTACGAGAAGCGCAACAGGAAGTACAAGCGATGTCCGATAAGTTTGGTACTGCTTCTGAGCAAGCCGTTAAGGCAGCAAGAAGAGCTGCTGAGTTGAAGGATGCGATAGGAGATGCTAAGGCTTTGACCGATGCGTTTAATCCAGATAGAAAGTTTCAGGCTTTTGCTTCTGCTTTACAAGGCGTAGTAGGTGGATTTACTGCGGTACAGGGTGCGTTAGGATTGGTAGGAGTAGAGAATGAAAATGTAGAAAAAACACTATTAAGAGTTCAATCTGCAATGGCTTTCTCTCAGGGTATTAACTCTGTGTTAGAGGCTCGTGATTCTTTCAAGAATCTTAATACTGTTATTCAGTCTACTGCTATTTTTCAAAGGGCTAACAATGCTGCGACTGCGATAGCTATTACTTTACAAAAGGCTTTTGGAGTAGCTACGATTGGTACAGGTAGAGCGTTTACAATTCTGAAGGGTGCTATCGCTGCGACAGGTATCGGACTTCTCGTCGTAGGTTTAACTACTCTTATCAGTAAAATATCTGAATGGACTTCAACAAGTGAGAAAGCAGCAGAGGCTCAGAAGAAACTCGCAGAGCAGACTGAGGTTATTAACGGAGCTTTACAGAATCAGATAGATGTTTTAACTGCGGTAGGTAACAAAGAGAAGGAAATATTATCTCTTAAAAAGCAGCAGATAGATAATGAATTAAATGTTCTTCGTACCGCTGCAAAGGCAAAGGGTGAGCTTACTCTCGATGAGCTGAAAAAGTTTCGTGATCTAAAAACTCAGAAGGAAGTTTTAGACATCGAAGAGCAGAATAGATTAAATAAGATAGATAAAGAAGCGAAGGATAAACAAGATGCTAAGAATAAAGAGGCAGCAGAAAAGAATAAAGCAGCAGCTCAGGAGCGTGTAGCTGCTAATAAGCAAGCTGAAGAAGATATCAGGAAAGCACGTCAGGAAGCTGAGTTAAATGCTATAACAGATGAGAATCAAAGGAAGATTCGACAAGCTGAGATAAACTTCGAGAATAGGAAGTTAGAAATAGAAGAACTGAAGGCGAGTGAAAAGCTAAAGACTCAACTATTAGTAGAAGAACAAAAGCTAAGAGACCAAGCCATAGCGGATGCGAAAGCAGCAGCAGTTCAAGCTGAGTTCGATGCTATTTTTGCAAGATTAGAAAGAGAACAGGAGTTAGAAGAAATAGAAAAGAAAAGAATAGCAGATGCTAATCAAAAAGAGTTCGATGATTTATTTGCTCGATTAGATGCTGAAACTAAAGCGGAAGCAGCAGCAGCCGAAGCTCAAAAAGAGATAGAGAAGCAAAAAGCAGATTTTAGAAAGCAGCAATTTTCAGAGGTTGGAGATGCTTTAGGAAAACTCGGTGAGATTGTTGGTCAGCAAACCGCAGCAGGTAAGGCTCTCGGTATTGCTCAGGCTTTGATTAATACTTATTCTGGTGCTACCGAAGCACTCAGACAAAAGTCCGTTCTACCTTCTCCGTTTGACTTTGTAGCTAAAGCTATTAACGTAGCAGCTATTATTGCTTCAGGTATTAAATCAGTAAAGGCTATCGCATCCGTAAAAGTACCTGGAGGCGGTGGCGGTACTCCTTCTATTCCTTCCGCTTCAGTTAGTGGCGGTGCTGCTCCGATTTCTCCTCAAGCTCCGATTCAGAATACAGTAACCCAATTAGACCAGAGGTCTATCAATCAGTTGGGTTCTGCTACTAATCGCTCTTATGTATTGGAATCAGACGTAAGTAACTCTCAGGAAAGAATCACTCGTATTAACAGAGCAGCAAGATTAAACTAAAATCTATTTAAGAATATGGAAAAGGAATTACCAATTTACAGACTCGATATAAACGAAGATGAAGAATCCAACGTAGAGGTAGACTTCGTGGCTCTCGTGGATAGACCTGCGATAGAGCGGTCATTCTTGGCTTTCGCTGACTCTTATAGCGATTACCCTGAGTCAGTTAAGAATAACGCAAAGAACGCTCTTAAATGGGCAGAAGAAAACGGATGGGGTTCGTGTGGTACTCCTGTCGGTAAACTCCGAGCCAATCAATTAGCCAACGGAGAGCCTATCTCATTAGAGACTATTAAGCGGATGTATTCATTCCTTAGTAGGCACGAAGCTAACGCAGATAAGTCTAAAGGTTACGGAGATGGCTGCGGTCAGTTGATGTACGATGCGTGGGGAGGTAAGTCTGCTCTTGCGTGGGCAGAGTCTAAGATTCGCCAATCAGAGAAGATGAGTTTCGAGATTCAAGATGAGGAGGAGAGAATTATCTCTGGCCCTCTTATGTTAGCTGATACTCCTATCTATCGCTACGATTCAAGCGGCGAATATTACGTTGTATTCACCGCAGACACAATTAAGAAAATCGCTCAGAAATACTTTAAGAAGGGTTATCAGTCGAATGTAAATTTGATGCACGATAACGGAATGGTAGTCGAAGGCGTAACAATGTTCGAGAGTTGGATAGTCGATGAGAAGCGTGGTATCAAGCCGATGAAGGGTTTTGAAGATGTAAAGGATGGCTCTTGGTTCGGTTCTTTCAAAGTAGAGAATGAGGATGTCTGGGAACTCGTTAAAGAAGGTAAACTAAAAGGATTCTCAGTTGAGGGGGTCTTTAACTATTCGAAGAGCGGAATAAGTAATCCACAGAAAATGATGCAGGATATTATAGATATCTTACATCAAGTATCTTAGTAGTCTCATAGCGTTTAGTTTTTGGTTAAAATCGGGGGGCGTTTCTACGCTCCCCTTTTTCTTTATGTGGTCACATTTAACTCCCTCACCTATTTATGGTTAAATTATTTTATGACCCCTTTAGAAGCACTCTTGCAAATCAAGCAGATGTTCGCTGAGATGCCTCCTGCTCCTGTGGAAGCACAAGAGATAGAGGTATCAATCGAGCCTGCTGCTCCTGAGTACAAAGAATATGTACTTAAGAACGGAGCTAAGGTCAAGATGGATAAGCTCGAAGTCGGTGGTAAGGTTATGCTCGTAGATGACGCAGGTCAAGAAAGTCCTGCTCCTGCTGGCGAACACGAACTCGCTGATGGAATGATTATCGTACTTGATGAGAATTCTGTGATTACTGAAATCAAACAACCTGAAGCTGCTCCTGTTGAAGAAGTAGTAGATGAGGAAATGAAGAAGAAAATCGCAGAGATGGAAGCTCAAATCGAGGATATGAAGAAGGGCAAAAAAGCACAAGAAGTAAAGATGGCAGAAGCAGAAGCAAAGTTTTCGGCTGCTATCAAAGAACTTACTGATGTCGTTTTGCAACTGATTCAGACTCCTTCTGCCGATGCTACCGAGAAACCCAAGCAAACATTCAATAAAGTAGTACCGAGCAAAGATGCTCGTATCGATGCTTTTTTGAGTAAATACGCAAACAAATAAATCTAAAATCTAAAATTTACAACAATGGCTTTTGACGTAACCGCACTAACCAACTATACCAAAGAGAATGAAGCACTCTTGGTAACGAGTTCTGTACTCGGTGCAAAAACCGCTTCTTTGATTAAGGCTCAAGGTAACGTAATGGTAGGAGTTAAATCCTCTGAGAAAATCAACATTATGGATACCGACGCTATCTTCCAAGCAGGTGGTACTTGCGGATTCAACGCTTCTGGTACTACTACTTTCACTCAGCGTACTGTGACTGTTGGTAAAATCAAAGTAAACGAGTCTCTGTGTCCTAAATCTCTTGAGAGCAAGTATCTGCAAAAGGCTCTTCCTGAAGGAAGCCGTTATGATACTATCGCTTTCGCTGCTGAGTACAACGACAAGAAGTCTGCTCGTATCGCTGCTCAGTTGGAGACTGCGCTGTGGGCTGGAGATACGGCCTCTGCGAATGTTAACCTCAACAAATTTGATGGCCTTGTTAAGCTCATAGGGACATCTGCTGTTGAAGCTAACAACACTACATACTACGGAACTCCTGCTACTTCTATCACTTCTGCTAACGTGGTAGCGATTGTAGATGCTCTGTATCGTGCTATCCCTGCTACCGTTGTAGCTAAAGATGATATGACCATCTTTATGTCTCAGGACGTATTCCGCACTTACACCATCGCTCTGAAGAACGCTAATATGTTCAATTACTCTTTCGATGGTAAAGCTGACAGCGAGTTCATCCTGCCAGGTACTTCTATCAAAGTAGTAGCTACCCCAGGTCTGAACGGAATTAGCAAGCTGTATGCTATGCGTCTGAGCAACGCTTTCATCGGAACTGATCTTCTGAACGAAGAAGAGCGTTACGAGTTGTTCTACGCTAAAGAAGCAGATGAAGTGCGTTTCGTAGCTGAGTTCAAACTCGGTGTAAACGTAGCCTTCCTCGATGAGGTTGCTTCTTTCATCATCTAATAAATCGGGGGGCTAATCACCCCCCACTTTTTAACTTAATAAATTTAATAATATGCCTTGTGCTTTAACTCAGGGATACACTCTTGATTGTAAGGATAGTTTGGGTGGTATCAAAGCGGTATGGATGATTGAGTCAGGTAACGTGACTGCAATTACCGAAGCTTCTGGTATCGTTTCTGCTATCACAAAATCAGCAGGTAAGGTATTCCGTAAATATGAGTTAGTTAAGAACACAGGTGCTTTGACTGAGACTATTACTGCTTCTGTAGAAAACGGAACAGTATTCTACGCTCAGGAACTCAGCATCGTTCTTAATAAACTCCAAGCGAATACTCGTAACGAGATTCTGCTTCTCGCTCAGAACACTTTGTTGGTTGTAGTTCAAGATGCTAATGATAAGTATTGGCTCTTGGGTCGCACACAAGGTTGTGATGTAACAGGCGGTACTGCTGCAACTGGTACTGCTCAGGGAGACCGTAGTGGTTACACTTTGACTATCACAGGTGCTGAGAAACAACTCGCTCCTGAAGTAGCAAGTGGTATCATTGCAGGTCTTACAACGTAAGCTTTCGTGGCTCGTTATAGGTAGGTAGATAAGCCCTCACTTCGGTGGGGGTTTTTCTTTTTGGGAAAAAAACAGAATTTATCTATTTAGTAGTATGATTCACTTTACTAAGAATACAAGTTCGGGAATTGTGGTTACTTTGACCGAGAGGCAGACTCTTACTACTCCGAATTATTTATTTTGGTTTAAGAGCAGAGGTACTAATCAGGTAGTCTCTTTTGTAATGTTAAACGCTACGGATACGAGTCCACATAAAGAGAGGTATAATCAGTTTTCAATAGACGTAGATACTCATTTCGCTGACTCTCCAGAAGGTGATTGGGAATATGAAATCTACGAGCAAACATCTACAACGAATACGAACCCTGATAATGCTCTTACTCTTTTAGAGACAGGTATTATGCGGTTGAGTAACCTCGGAAATCTTTTACAAGTGAATGTTTATAGCAACGAATTTGATGCAGAGCCTGTGGATGCTTTATTAATTTCTGATGAGAATTATAGCGGATATCTAAATAACGAACCCGATAATACGGTGATAGTTCCTGAGTATCAACCTACGAACTACACTACAAATAATCCTGATAATTCATTTATTACTTTATGATGGACAACATTGTGATATTAAGTTTCGCTGAGGCGAAGCAGCCTGAGTACCGAGAGAAAAAGGGTGTGGGTTATATTGAGTTCGGTGATAAGAACGATTATCCTACTTATCTCTTGGGTCTTTACAATAAGAGTGCGAAGCATAATGCTATCGTGCGAGGTAAAGTTAACTACATCATCGGGAATGGTTGGCAAAGTGATGAGGTAGATGCTCAGGCAGAATTATTCATCAAAGCTCCGAATCCTTACGAGAGCCTTATCGATATTACTCGCAAAGTATCGAGCGATGTTGAGATTTTTGGAGGTGCTTACTTAGAAGTTATTTGGAGTAAGGTCGGTGGATTATTGGCTGAGATTTGCCACATTGACTATACTAAAATTCGTTCGAATAAAGATAATACGCAGTTCTGGTATAAACAGGATTGGTCAGATAGGAAAGAAGAGCCGAAAGTTATCCCTGCTTACAATACTCAGAACCGAGTAGGTAAACAGATAATGTACATTAAAGAGTACCGCCCAGGTCTTGATACTTACGCACTCCCAGGCTATATGGGTTCTCTTAATTATATAGAGAGCGATGTCGAAGTATCTAAGCACGTATTAGGTAACGCACAGACAGGGTTTTCTGCTAGTAAACTTATTACCCTTCCGAATGGTGAGCCTTCTCCCGATGAGAAGCGGAACATCGAGCGGAGATTTACGGATCGATTCAGCGGTTCTGATGGTAAAAAATTCATTCTTTCTTTTGTTCAAGATTCAGCACGCAAGCCTATTGTAGAAGATTTAGGTGCGAGTGATTTGACTAAGGAGGATTTCGGTCGTGTCGATGAGATGATTCAGCAAAACATTTTTGCAGGTCATCAGATTACCGCTCCTGATTTGTTTGGTATCTCTACTCCTGGGGCTTTAGGTTCACGCTCTCAAATTCGTGATGCCTACGAGATTTTCAAGAATACTTACGTTAATGATAAGCAGCAGTTTATCGAAGGTATATTTAACAACTTAGCTAAGCAGAGAGGGGTTACTTCAGAGCTTACGATTAAGCCTGTTGAACCTATTAGCTACGAGTTCAGCGAAAGCATTATCGCTGCAAATATGACTCAAGATGAGATTCGTGAGAAACTTGGACTACCTCCTTTGAATCAGCCTACTGCGGTTACTCCTGAGCCTTCTCAGGCTATGATTAATGAGCATCTGAAGGGAATGAAGGGCAGAGAGTGGCAGAACTTCCAACGGATCATTCGTGAGTATAACAAAGGAAAGATAACTCGTGAGCAAGCCTCTCAGATGTTGAAGAGTGCATACGGACTCGGAGAAGAGGAGTTAGCTACTTGGTTAGGTGCGGATGAGTTCTCAAATGATATGGATGCGGTTATTCAGGTATTCTCTGAGTACGGAGAATCGGTTGATAACTATAAGACTTTGATGACTCGCCAAGTATTCGGTAAGGATTTGGAACAAGAAGAGTTAGCTTTTCGGGATGAGGTAATCGATGATACTCTTGATAAGAAGATTCTGGATGTAATCGCTAAGAACAAAGGGATTTCCGATGAGGATATCGCTAAGGCGGTTAAAGAGGATTTGGTAGTCGTTAAAGAGCGTATCGGTAAACTTCAGGAGTTGGACATTCTTAAAATCAATCCTAAGGGGGTTAGGAGCCTCACCAAGCCTTTATCTGAGATTATCGATAAACCTGTCAAGACTTCGTTTCTTGTCCGCTATTCGTACGAATGGAAGTCCATAGTACCTACGAGCGAAAGAAATACCTCCGCTCATCCTTCTCGCCCATTCTGTGCGAAGCTGATGAGTTTAGATAGGCTTTATTCTCGCTCTGAGATTGAGTCTATTTCTCGCCGATTAGGTTACTCAGTATTCGATAGAGGCGGTGGATGGTGGAATATGGGGGATGGGGTTAATTCCCCTTCGTGCAGGCATCAATGGGTATCGAAGGTGGTAATCAAAAAAGACAAATAAGATGAGCAGAAACATACTTTTCATTTCAGTACAGACTATCAAAGATCGTACAGGTCTGCACAATAATTGCGATGATAAACTGATTAACCCTGAGATTCTAACGGCTCAGGATATGTATATCCTCCCTGCGTTGGGTACAGGACTCTACGAGCGTTTACAAACAGGTATTCAAGATCAAGACTTAACCAATGATGAAGCGACTCTTTTGGATACTTATATTACTCCTTGTCTGGTTTATTTTGTTATGTCAGAGCTTCCGATGGGATTATCCTATCAGTTCTACAACAAAGGAATGATCCGTAAGACAGGCGAAGGTCAAGAGAATCCGAGTGCTTCCGATATGATAGATGTAGCGGATAGGTATAAGTCGAGAGCAGAGTTCTATAAGCAAAGACTCGTTAAGTATCTCAAAGAGAAGTCAGGTACAAATATGTTCCCTCTTTACAATAACCCAGGGAACGGCTACGATGTTATCGTACCTGATAACGAAGCCTATACTACTTCTATTTGGCTTGGAGATGATGACTGTTGTGCAGGTAAATCATTCGAAGAAAGATATCAAGGTAACATAACCCGATGCTGTGGCAAATAAAACCTACTCACTTAAAAACCAAAAGAAGCTGAAAGTCTTCTTAGAAAAGCAAGAAAATGACACTCAATCAAATCGTAAAAACGATAACGGACTTAGCGAACGCACATCAACAGATAAAGAGCGTTTACTTCGGAGACTTTCCCGATTACCTAAGCAGGGGAACGGATAACGTATATCCTTCCCTTTATTTTGATTTGACAGGTGGTCAGATTCAGGAGCGTAGTGTCGTTCTGAATTTCTCTTTGTATTTCTTCGATAGGATGCTACACGAAGAGACAAACGAGACCGAGGTTCTTAGTGATATGTTAGAGGTCTGTCAGGATATTATCGCTCAGTTGCGTTCGCAATCTTTTGAATTCGATGAGGGACTGAGTGCTACTCTTTCTTTCTTTACCGAGGATACTCCCGATTTGCTCGCAGGAGTTCGGGCAGATATTACCTTAGACCTTCCGTATATCGCTAACAGATGCGTAGTGCCATCGACTTTCCAATATCCAAGTTAATCTATTTATAGAAAATAAAATAAGATGCCAAATAAAAAGATAAACGAATTAACTCCAAGAACTCCTACGCTAACAGACTTGATTATCGTTGGTGATCCTTCTTCGGGTTTTTCATTCAAAGCTACTCTCTCGGTTATTTCTAATTTTGTAGGGAATAACATTCAGTTCAGTTCTTTAGGTGGCATTTCTTTAAGTTCTCCTACGAATGGTCAGGTACTTACTTACAACGGAACTAATTGGGTAAATCAAACTCTATCAGTTCCTGTTCAAAGTGTGTTCGGTCGCACAGGTGCGGTTGTAGCTGCGGAAGGTGATTACAATTTAGGACAACTCGGAGACGTTACGATTACAACTCCTACAAGTGGACAGGTTCTTAAATACAACGGAACTGCTTGGGTAAACGATAGCGACACAGATACAGGAATCGTTAGCCTGAACGGATTAACCGCTACTACTCAGACATTCGCAACAGGTACAAGCGGAACTGATTTTACAATTTCTTCTACTACTTCTACTCATACGTTCAATTTACCTACTGCTTCTGCTACGAATACAGGTAAGCTTTCTTCTACGGATTGGAGTACGTTTAACGCAAAGCAGTCTGCGATTACTTTAACGACAACAGGATCAAGCGGAGCATCTACTCTCGTAGGTGCTACTCTTAATATCCCTACTTATACTCTTACAGGTTTAGGCGGTGTTAGCGGTTCGGGAACTACCAACTACGTTTCAAAGTGGACAGGTTCTACTGCATTGGGGAACTCATTAATTCAAGATGATGGAACAAATGTTGCAGTAACAAGCACTAAAGCCACCATTGGACCAGCAACAACATATAACACATATAATGGGACTCAGTTGCAGATTTATGATGCAAATGCAACAAAGGCTACCAGAATCATTATGACCAATAATGGTGTAGGTCCAACAGGGATATATGGTGCTGGTATTTCTTTTAGTACTAATTTATTGTCTTTATTTAATGATTTTAATGGTCCTACAAATTTTACTACTAATGGAACGGAGTTAATGAGATTAACTCAAACTGGAAATGTTTTAATTGGTAGCACAGTTGATGGAGGTTTCAAACTTTCAGTCACAGGCACTTTCCGTTCTACCTTAGATGCCAACATAAACGGATTGACAGTAGGTAAAGGAGGGGGAAATGTTGCGAGCAATACTGCTGTTGGATTAAATTCTTTAAGAGACAATGTAACAGGTTCTGGTAATACTGCGATTGGTAATAATGCTTTAGTATTAAATACTAATTCACTAAGCACCGCTGTCGGAGGGAATGCACTTGCATCATTAACAGGTTCAGGTCAATACTCTACTGCTGTAGGATATAATGCATTAACAACCAGCACTTCAGGTGGAGAGAATAGTGCTTTTGGAATGGAGGCTTTAAGATTATCTACTACAGGTGCAAATAATACCGGAATAGGAGCAAGAGCAGGTAATGATATTACAACAGGAAGTGGGAATACATTATTAGGTAGAAATGCTGGTAGAGGAATTACTACAGGTCAATACAACACAATTATAGGTGCTGATGTAACAGGTCTCTCTTCTTCCCTCTCCAATACAATCATATTAGCAGATGGACAAGGGAATCAGAGGTTGTATATAAACAACAATGGTAACGCTGCTATCGGTACATCAACAATAATTAGCAAAACAGGTAGATGGTTACAGATTACTGCTACATCAAATGTTGAATCTTCATTGGTATTAAATAGAACAGGTGGAGTTTCAGATGCAAGATGGGATTTATATATACCTGCAAGTTCAAATTCTTTGCGTTTATATAATTCAAATGCCGGTGATATTGCAACATTTACAAATAGTGGGCGATTACTTTTGGGAACTACGACCGAATCGACGTTTTTGCTTGATGTCAACGGTACTGCGAGACTAAATGGAGTTCAATTTAATACTAATGCAAATATTAGGATTATTGAATACAATCACGCGGCTGGTTTTATGATAAATAACACCGCAGGACCTTTGTATGTTAATGGAACAATGACTGTTAATAGAACAGGTGATATACAAATAAATAATAATTTTGCAGCATTAAGATTTATTTCTATTTCAGGTTCATATAAAATCAATACAAATGATGGATATGGTAATTTGTATGGACTTAATATAGGAGCAGATGGAACTCGTGTAATTCAAATTTTCAATGGAGGTAATGTAGGTTTTCAAAAAGGAATTGACTATAATAGTACAAATGAATCAAGTGCATTAGTACAAATTAATTCTACTACACAAGGTTTCCTACCTCCGAGAATGACAGGAGCACAAGCGGAAGCAATCGCTACTCCTGCGGCAGGTCTTTTGGTATATGCTAACAACGGAAACGGCACAACAATCACCTCAACAGGATGGTGGGGATATAACGGAACAGGATGGGTTAAATTAAACTAAAATAAAAACAAATGAAAACAATTCAATTAGTTAATGTATGGGTCAATGGACAAGTAAAGTCCGCAACTAAGTTCAATATGAACTCGGTCTTTGATAACCTGGAAGATTCAGCTACGTTCTTTTACGAACTCCTCTCAGCGAGTCAAGATTCAGAAGGTAATGAAGTTCTTACTCAGGTTGCTCAAGGTAACCTTTCTCTGAACGGAACGGAGTACGAAGGATGGGACGGATCAAATGATGCTGCCTATATTTGGGGAGCAGGTCAGTTGAGCCTAACAATTATCTAAGTTTTTCTATTTACCTAAAATACCTAATATGACATTAAAACTGCACGAAGTAATCAATCTCTACTACGAACTTAACGGAGTAACGAAGCAAACAAAAGAGGGAAGCGAAGTCGTTAGTCTTGGTATCCTGAAACAGAAAATGTCCTTAAAGAGTAAGGTCTATCTGCAAAGATTGAACAAAGTAGTATCCGATGAGGTGAAACTCTACGAGGATGCTAAGAAAGAACTATTCGAAAAGTACGGAAAGCAGGAAGGAGATTCTATGCTTATTCCTGCTGAAAGTATCGAAGCGTTCAATCAAGAGCATTTGGATTTACTGACCGCTGAGAAGAACATCGATGTCTCTAACCTGTGGGGATCAGACCTGACTCTGGAAGCATTGGAAACTATCGAGACTGATGAATTTTATCCTCAATTATTTGACTTGATAGATTCTAAAAAATGACAGATTTAGTTTTGTTTTTAGTAGGTCAAGCCATCGCTATTTTAGTTGGCTTGATTACTATTTACACGAAGATTACTCTTAAACTTAAAGAGTTAGAGATTAGAGTTAGTATGATTGAAAAAGAAGATGACTATATCAATCAGAAGCTCGATAAAATCGAGAGAGCAATTAACAACATCGCAATCCAATTACAAAACAAAAAAGACAGAGAATGAAATTCGGTTGGTCTCAATACTTCAAGCCTACTCCTAAGCGGATGAGAGTCCTCGGAGATTCTTTAGCTGCCTCTGGTACATTCGGAGCAGGGATCATAGTTTTAAGTGGTCATCCCATTTTGGGAACTATTGTAATGTGTTTAGCGGTAGTAGGTAAATTCATCTCAAACTTTTTTACCGATGGTGACATCAGCACAGGCTCTTAAAAAGTACGGAGAGCCATCTCCTTCTAATAAGTTTATGACTCTGTGGGATATACCTACGGAGTTAGAAATCGGAGTTATCCCGAAGCGAATCTATTGTAATAAAGATTTAGTAGAGCCTCTAAAAAAGGCTTTTCAGTCTTTGATAGCAACAGGATGCGTAAAGGAATTAAAGACCTGGGATGGCTGTTTTAATATCCGTAAGAAGCGAGGTTTAAGTTCGATGTCTTTGCATAGTTGGGGAATCGCAATAGATGTTAACGCTTTTGAGAATGGCTTAGGTCAGACTCCTAAACTCTCACCTCAGTTCGTTAAATGCTTTACAGATAACGGATTCGATTGGGGAGGTACTTGGACTCGTAAAGACGGGATGCACTTCCAATTAAGTAAGATATGAAATCCTACCGCTTAGTTTTTATCTATGCTTTTCTTCTGACTCTGATAGCTATTCTGTTATCGTGTAATCCTGTCAAGCAGGTTCTGAAGGATAAGGAGAAGCTCGATAAAGTAGCTGAAGTGGTAGTCAAGAGTGGATTATATTGTGCGAACGATACCACAATAATAACCAAGAGCGATACTACTATTTTGCACGATACTACTTACGAAACTAAAATAGAGATCAATGAAAAGAGAGACACGCATTACATCCGTATTCCGAAAGTTATCACTCGAACTATCACTATTCGTGATACGATTAAAAGTGTGGTGGTTGACAATAGTCGTATTCAACTTCTGCAAAAAGAAATAGAAGCCTACAAAGAGTCTACCTACAAGCTGAAAGAAGAGTTACTACATTGGAAAGAATTAGCTAAGAAAAGATGGTGGAATCTTTGGGGTCTGATTATTTTATTCAGTATCTACATTCTACGCAAACCTATCTTAAAGCTAATAAATGTTGCAATCTAAAAGAAGGCGTCTATACTTCGATATCGAGTCAAGCCCCAATATAGGCTTATTCTGGAGTGCAGGCTACAAACAAAACATCGACTACTCCAATATCATTAAGGAGAGAGCGATTATTTGCATCTGTTACAAGTGGGAAGATGACCGCCAGGTTCACGGATTAACGTGGGATGAGAACCAAGATGATAAGGCTATGCTCGAAAAGTTCATCGATATAGCAAACCAAGCCGATGAATTAGTAGGACACAACGGAGATAAGTTCGACCTTGCGTGGATTCGGACTCGGTGTTTGTTTCATCAGATATCGATGTTCCCTAAGTACGTTACTATCGATACCTTGAAGGTGGCTCGGAGTAAGTTCCGATTTAATTCTAATCGGTTAGACTACATAGCTAAATACTTAGGGATAGGACACAAGATTAAGACCGATTTTAATCTGTGGAAGAACATTGTACTGCATAAAGACCAGAAGGCTCTGAACTATATGGTCAAGTATTGCAAGATGGATGTAAGTCTGTTGGAGCAGGTGCATAAAAAATTATCCACTCACATTGATAGTAAAACTCACTACGGAGTTATCTTCGGTCAAGATAGAGGTTCTTGTCCTGAGTGCGGTTCTGATGAGTTAGTAATTTACAAACGCAGAACGAACGCTTCTGGACTTAAAAAGATTCAGTATAAATGCAAAGTCTGTCATCACTATCACGATAAAACCGACAAATGAGTAAGATATTAGATGAGGTTATTCAGGACTTCCGTAATCGAGAAGAGAGAGGGATTAAGAAATACGGAGTTACTATGGATCGTGATGATTTGCTTTCTCACGAGTGGATACAACATTTAATAGAAGAATTACAAGACGCTATTTTATATTTGAAGAAAATACAAACACTACAAAATGGGACACAAAGACACACCGATTCTCAAGAAGCAAATTCAGGAAATGTTGAGCAAACTCGAAGCAGCGGAGAGATTATCAATCCTTGAGCCTCTGTGTGAAAAGTACCGAAAGGAAAGCCGACAGAACATCGAGAAAGACCTTCGAGAGTTCAAATCAAAGAAGGGGATACCTCGAATTAAAACCGATTACTGATGGAAGTAGATGAGCAAATACCGAACTTTACTACTCCGCACGAAGATATAGGAGCAGCCTTTAACGCAATTAATGCCATATCAGAATACGATATGGGACTATGCGATGAAGAGGAGCGAATGATTCTTAAGGAGATTAAGTTAATGGCTCTGTACATTATTCATATCGGTATGCGTGAAATCTATAAAAGTAACTTCTATGACACAGAAGAAGAATCCGCATAAGGTTATCCATAGAAAGTTAGGGAAGGAGAGAGCCTACGGACTCGCTCACACAGAAGATAACGTAATGGAGTTAGATGAGCGTTTATCTGGGTACAGGTATTTACTATACGCACTTCACGAACATTTCCACCTAAAGCATCCCGATTGGTCGGAAACTAAGGTACGCAAGGAAAGCTCGAAAACGGCTCGTTTCTTGTGGGATATGGGGTTCAGGTTAACCGAACTGAGATAGGCTCTTAAATCGCCTCTAAATGCGTCTGAGGAGGTGTGTGAGGTCTTCAGCATCTTCGATAAAAAGCATCCCTACTAATTTGGGTATTTTTTGGGTATCCTCGAACTCGGTGGTATGTGGCATTTCCCTTAAATAAAATTCGGGTTCTTTTACTTTGTGAAGGTCAAAGGAAAATATACCTATCGGAGTGGAGTTAATATACCGAACAGGTTTGCATTTTATCAGCTTATCCCACTTAATTTTCTCGATTAAGATAGTATCGTAATGCCTATGTCTGCACTTCAGTTCGATAGTTAAATTAAACTTAGGAGAATATCCATCTCGGTAACTGAATTGGTCAGTCCTTTTAAGGTCGGGTATTACCGACTTGATTAGGTTAAAGAGTATCTCTTCGTTCATAGGAAGTAGTGTTTCATCCAATCATCTTCTCCGCAGATAACTCCTATCCATCCATCGGGATTACTATTCCTTCTTTCTTTTGCTTTTAATTTTTCGCATTGAATACAATGGGGAGAGTAGTAGTTACCGCTCTTGATAAAGTAAAAATCTCCTGAGTGTTTAGTCTGCTTACAGATAGTGCATTTTTTCATTTGGTTAAATTGTAGATGATTAAAAGAATGTCCGCTAAGTTCTGAGCCTCTTTGCCTTCGTAGTATTTGTATGCGTAAGGCTTGAAATTTATTTGCTCTTGATCCATCTCTTGATACGCTCCTTCTTTCTTGTAGGCTGCTATTATTGATTCGCAGACTGTACGTATAGACTTAAATTTTCTGTACGTATTAAGGAAGTTCCTTCCGTCTTTTTTGTACTCGTTAGCGTAGTAGAAGCTCAGGTTAATTAGATGTTGCTCGTATGTCATAGAGTTAGTTTGTACAGGCACAATCGAAGGCAGGGGTTACCTGGTCTAAGTTTTGACCTGTAAATAGGTTATTGGTTGCGAGTGATTTTATTTGCTTCATAGAGATATTATCGAGGTAGGTGTATCCTGTCTTTTCTTCGTCTTCTATCCATATATCAGCGAGTTCTGGATTAGAAGATATGATATTCATAATAGCATTTTTACCTTTCATAAAGCACAGAGTACAGTTTCCAAGTATAGAAGGAATCTCAAGAGTATAAGGCTTTTTACTCCAATAGTCGTTAATAATCTGCTTATCTATTTTATCATCATACAAAGGGAATCTATCTACTACTTGCTTCCACATTTGCTTTCTGCGTTTTACTCGTAGTGGCTCATCGTATCTAAATCCTACAAAGTTTTCGTATTTCATTATGCCATTAGACCTAAGATATCTTCGGCAGGTTTTTATTTTGAGTTCTATCGTACATACTCTGCGAACTCTGTTAGGAAGTAATTTATATCTATTCTTTTTAAGTAATGCTCTGAATGGATCATCAGAGTCTTGGTATTTCAATCTTATGATAGGTATTCCTTCGTTGGCTTCAAAATCATTAATGAACTTGTATGTTTTAGGATGCTCTCTTCCTGTATCGCAGAAGATAACTAAATCACCTTGCTTCCAATAATGTATTACCATATAGGCAGAGGTCTTACCTCCTGAGAAGTTGAATATCATCATAGCGTATAGATTAAACTTACTCCGTTTACTTTGCAAGCCTTGAAGTAATCTCCTACTGCGGTTTGTTTTGCATATGGAACGTGATAGTTTTTCGCTATGTATGGAGTACAAGCATCTCTGTCTATTCGTTGGTCAAGGCTTAACCTATCGTAGATGTCAGGATGAAATAGAGTTACGTCTCCGTTATTCAGATAGCTTACATAAGACTTATTAGTCTCTCTCATCCATTGCTCAGGACTTGTAGGATATCCTATGTCGGTTATTTGTAGGCTCGGATTAACGAGAGGTTGATTTAGGTATCTATCGCTTTGCGAGTTATTGTTAGTAAACTTACTAATCCAATTGAGTAAAGTGCGAGGATCAAGCGAGTAGTAATCTCCGTAGTCTCCGCAGATACCATTCTCGAAGCACTCTATTACTTGCTTCATTGTAAGTTCTGGATAGCGAGTTCTGATTTTACGAATAACTAAATCCTCCGTTTCTTCGCTTACTTGCTTGAATGTTCTTAGATAGTCAAAGGCTGCGTTACTCATATCTCAGTAAATTTTCGGTTCTGAATTTCGTTTAGTTTCTCTTTGATTGATTCGCTTCGTACTTTGGATTCAGGTTTGATTCGGTTAAGCCAAGTGCTTACAGATGCTCTCCAGGACTTCATTTTATTCCTGCCTATCATCCATCCGTTAGACTCGTAGTAGTTTATGAATTTCTCTGCTTCGATTTTACACTTTTGAGCATCGCTTAACTTCTCCTTCATCTCGTTATAGACATCGGTATAACTCGGTGCATTAAAGGTTTGAGATACTTTCTTTACTTCGATAGGTAGGTTATACTTCTCAAGAATCGAAATCACTTTAGCGTGAATCGGACTCGTAGGATTTAACTTACCTCCGTATTGGAAGTCTATAAATCCTTTGCAGAGAATCTTTCCATCGGATAGCTTCTCGAACTGCTCGCCATCATCGACTAAGAGTAGATCATCTTCATCGACTTGCTCTCCGATATAAACAGAAGCAAGAGTGTAATTCGGATGCCATAGACCTGCGATATCGCACTTATCTCTAACGTACTTTACAAAGCATTTCATCTTAGGGGATAGAGACATAAACCAAGCCTTATCCCATATCTCGGTATCAGTAAATCGTTTAGCCATTTTTTTCATTTTGGTATTGTTCAAAGGTAGAAAAACTATTCGTAACTATGTCTTGGTGAGCTTTTTTATATCCATCTTCCCAAGCCTGTCTTAATTCTTTATTGAGCATTGATTTAGCTTCATAGATAAAATCTACTTGCCATTCTTTAGCGGTTCGTGAATCCATTTCTTTTTTGCTCACCATTGAATTAAGATAGTTAAATCTTTCTGCTAACCATTCTACTGATTTCATACGTTTGATTTAGGTAGTACGATAAAGTTCTTATAAGGCACTCGTTGTATCTTAATGTGAGGTGGATATTGTTTAGATACTTCGAGAAGATTGTTATAGTAACTCATAAAGACTATATCATTATTCTTTATGTAGTTCTTTATTTTAGTGTAATGATAGCTAATTACGGAGTGGTCGTTATATCCGATTATCCTTGCTATCTGAGTTAAAGTTACAGGGTAGTTATGATAGATGTAATGTCCGAGAGCCATTCTCATAGTTGAGAGGCTTACTGGTCCGATTACTTTTCTTTTCTTACCTCCTGATGTTACGAATAAATCTTTGCGAGAAATTCCATAGGTATCGCAGTATTTATCTACGAGTTCGATTAGTTGTTTAGTTTGTTCTTGATTCATTTATAGTGGTTTATTATTTCTTCAAGTTCGCTTCGTGTCCATTTCTTTAACGGATTCTCCAAAGCATATTCTTCTAATTCCTTTACGAAGTCTTCTCCGTATCTCGATACAAGTCCTAAGCGGTATCTAATAAGATTACCTGAAAGAAACATATTGCATCTGATACATTGACCATTCGTGTTATAGTATGCTAACGAATCAGGGAGACCGAATCTTAGTCCGCTATGTTGACCTTGTGAATGATAGTGTCCTGCCTGCTGAACTTCTGCTCCGCAAGAAATACACCCGAAGTCTTTATCTCTTTCCCTTACGTGAGCATTGAACTTTTCCTGTGCTTTCTTTAGTAGCTTCGGGAGAGGGTTTAACTTTTTCTTCGGAGAGTTTTTCATAGCGTACAAAGAAACGGTTTCCTTGATTGTTTACAAAACATAAGTCGAGTTCTTTTCTGATTACTTCTACCTTATCGCCTTTGCGACCATAGACTATCCGAGAAGATGCTCCGATTATGTCCTCAGTTAGATACATTAAAAGGGTAAATCAGATTTCTTTTCTTTCGGCTCATAGGTATCAACTGAGACCTGAACATCTTTACCGAACTTATCTGGCTCTCCGAGTAGGTTGATGTTTAGCTTAATGAACTTTGATCCATTGTACTCTTGGATGTAATCCTTAATCTTATCAGGATTGATAGTAATTTGAAGCCAAGTGTCATTCTTCTTTTTACCGCTACCGCAGTAGATTTTAGGTTTCTTTTCCATTTTATTTTGATTGATTGATTAAAAAGTTGGGGGATTTTCACCCCCTTTAGTTTAGCGATACTTTGCTCGAAATTCGAGAGCAGCTTTCTTCGTGGCGAAGTTTTTAGAAATCTGCTTTCCTTTTACTTTCAGACGTACTCGATAAGAGTTTCCGTCTTTCGAGATGTTTGCAGCTACGCTGCGATAAGTGGTGCTTGCCATAGTTTAGGCTTTAGGGGTTAAGAAAAAAAGTTAATCTGTTTTCATTATGAAGTCAATATCCATCTTTTTCAATTCAGCATCGATCTTAGCTTTTAACTCATCATCTGCGAATCCAGGGTAATCTTCCACCCAACAGTCGAACCAATAAGGAGTTACTTCATTACCGCCGTGAGGGTCATACTCCCAAGCTACATAAACATCATAGATAGTTTCAAAATCTACATCGTGCTGTACCCAAACATCTACATAGTTTTTACCTGTTTTCATTTCAATTTCTTTATGTGTTTAGAAATCTCTTTTTGCGTTGGGTTAGTTACTTGGTCTAAAGGTAGCTGCAAATCTTCTAAGCGAAACTGAATCTTTTGGTAAGTTTCATAGTTCACGCACTTCTCGATTGACTCGAAAGCTGATTCTCTCTGCTCTTCGGTTAATGATGTCCTAAATACTAAGTTACGGAGTATCTGCTTCTCGGCATCGGTAGGTACTTCGTGCTTATTTGTAGCATCAGAATCGGCAGTATCATCGATGGCGAAGAGACCATTCAAAGCATATTTCCGAGCATAGCTTGAGGATGCCCCAGAAATTTGACTGCCATCCATTCCTTTCTTTTGATCTTCTTCTCTTGCGTAGGCTACGGATTCGTAAACTTCAGTTCCGTTAGAAATACGTGCGGTCGATTTAATGTAAAATCGGTTTCCAATAAATACTACCTCATCGGTGAGCGTGAGGTAGAATCCGAGCGGATTGATTACAGGTTTAACTGCTTCTACGATATCCTCGCAAGAGCGATACTTGTACTTACCGAAGGAGTTAAACTGTCCTTTCGGTGCTTTGATTAATGATTGAATTTTGGCTAACATATAGGTAGATTGATGTTTGAAAAATAAGGAGGGGGAGACCAAACCAGAACATTCAAAAAACTCCCCACTCCGTTTCGCCTCAGATTAAAGACCTCAGCGAGATGGTCTATCGAGTTGTGAGTAGATATATCTAATCCACTCATTAAAATCCTTTGGAGGATTATCGGGGTATATTGTTGTCATAGGAAGAGTATTGAAGGTCTAATCCGTAAGTAATACCTGCTGCGAACATTGTAGCACCTACGAGAGTGGAATCGTAATAGTCTGCGAATTTAATCGTAGTCCAATACAGATGAGGGTCTTCGTTATTTTCTTCAACTGATACTGATTCGATACCTGACAGATTACAGGTCTTTAGATACTCGGTAGCCTTTAGGCTTGTTAGAATTTTGATAGTCATTGTTTTTGGTTTTTAGCGTTATTAAATACTTCGTTCCAATAGTTTTCCCATTCCTTTTTATCCTCTTGTCGGATAGTCCAGATCTCGTACATCATCTTGAGGTAGAATCCGAAGATAAGTAAAAGAAATGAGTAAAGGAGAATCTCTTTCATAGCTGCTCAAGTTTATAGGTTAGGAATAAGATTACTGCTGCGATAAGTAGGAATAGTCCTGGATGTAGGTCTTTTTGCTTTTTCATTGGTTTAGTTTTTAAGGTTAATTTAATTTAGTTACTTTTTTAATTATTTCAAAATGTCTGTCAGATTTATTACGAACATCTAATCCTTCTTTAAGAAAAATGCTATGAACTTTTTTGCGTTTAGAGGTACTTGCATCTCTCAAATAATGGCGGTATTCAAAATTCCAAAAAAAAGCAACACCTAAATAATTTTCAGTACCTACGTAGCCTCTGTCTAATTCGTAGATGTCAGAGAAAGATTTTGTAGTGAAGTTGTTAGTGTTTAACATTTGGTTTAGTTTTTGTGGCTTTCGCCGTTTTTGATATATCAAAGATAAGGTCGACTTGTACACAATTCCAAATTTTTAGGCAACTATTTTTTAAGAAAGTTGCCGAAATCAGCGTATTTTACTGAAAATCAAGCATTTAGGTTTCAAAGATTTTTTGAAAATAGTATTTTGATACCTATTTAATAGGTATGTAGTAGGGTATCTAATACCCTATAAGCATAATAAGAATAAGAAGTATAATTAAAAGAAGAGGAAGAAGACAAGGACAAGGTACAAATTTGGAAAGTAACATCGTTTATATTCGATTTGTGAACCGCACAGAAATCATAACGGAACTCTATCTGTCAAAGGACATCAACGAAGCTATCGGTAAGATGCAGCCCTACGAACTTCAAGGGGATTTATTGCAAGAAGTTTTTCTTGTGCTTTGCGAGATGGATGAGGAGCGTTTACTGAAGATGTACAATGATGGCTACCTAAAGTATTTTGTAGTTCGTACTATTGTGAATATGGCTAAGAGCGACCGCAGTAACTTTGCTCGGACATTTAGAAAGGTTTACGAAGAGGTGGGGGATTTAGGATCAGTAGAGCCTTACGATGAGTCTATAACCGAGAAGCTGAATAAGTCGATGGAGATTCTGCATTGGTACGAAAAGGAAATCTTCAGGCTATTCTCGGAGACAGGTAATCTCCTACAGGTTTCAAGAGATACGAAGATTCCGTATAGGTCGCTTCTAAAAACCATTAAGAAAGTAAAGACTCTACTCAAATACAAAATACGCAACTATGCACACGATTAGTATAATCCTTGCTGCGAACCTATTTACGTTCTATGCGATTACTCAGTCTCGTTTGTTCGAGAAGTGGGGATTGAACTTCAAGCCGTTTACCTGTCCCTTGTGTTTAACCGCCTGGGTAGGTCTTGCTTTGTTCTTACTGCCTGACTTCGTTACCTACGGAACATTGGCTATGTTTGGCTCTGGTGTATTCGCTCCGTACTTTAAGAACTTCCTAATCAACATCTATAACAAATTCAACTAAAAGCTATGAACAAAATGTTTGAAAAATTACAAGACAAATTTGATTTAGTAATTTCATTTATTATCCAATTTTCTATTGGTACTTTTTTTGTTTGGTTATTTCTTTTAGTTTGGTATATGATGCTCACATCAGTAGACTTGATAGAAGATAGGTTTCATCTGTTTGAAAATAATTGCGATACTAAAACAAGAATAATAACAGTACCAACTAAATTCTAAATACCAATGACAAAGGCAGAGGTAGATTTTCTTATTCAGCATAAGTTAAACTTCGATTCAGTTAAACTCGGATTCACTCGGAACATTCCATTCGAGGTACTCGGAGAGTATGAGCAACTCTATCGGAAGTATTTAGATGCTCAGTTCATTCTTACTTATTGGTGCGGTGCGTGTGTCTTTGATATGCTTGAAAGACTGATTAGATACTGCGAAAATCAAGAGGAGTACATTAACGCTGTCAATCCACAAACGTATGAACCTACAAAAGTGGAAGCTAAAAAGAGAGGGAGACCTAAGAAATGAGAATACTCGTAATAACTCAGCAGAACTCAGGAGTAGGCTACCACAGGCTTATGCTTCCTATTCACTTTCTCCCGAAGGCTTATGCTTTGATAACTGACGTTCTAAGCGAAGAAACTCTAAAGGAAGGTTGGGATATTGTTTACATTAATCGATTTATTCCTGCTATTCATATCTCAGTCTTAGAAGATTTCAAAGAGCGGTATGGATTTAAGTTAGTAATCGATATAGATGACTATTGGCATTTAGACCAATGGCACATACTAAAAGATGTTTACCCGACTCAGGCGGTTATCGACCATATCAAAATAGCTGACCTGGTTACTACTACTACTGAAAGACTATGGAATGAGATAAGACTAATCAATTCAAACGTAGCAATAGTTCCAAACGCTTTACCATACGGAGAGGATCAGTTTACCGATGTTGTAACAAATAGCGACAAAGTTCGTTTCATATATGCAGGTTCAATTACGCACGAGAAAGACCTTCAGCTACTCCAGAACCCATTGAAGAAAGTAGCATCGGATTCCGTACTTAAATCGAAGGTTCACTTCCGTTTGTGTGGGTATGATAACCCTAATAGATACTCGGAAGCGGTATGGCATAAGATGATTCATTACTTTACTTGTGGGTTGAAGCTCGGAGATATTGAAAGGAATAAGAAAGTTACCGAGTATATGAACTTCTACAATAACGCAGATGCTACGATAGTTCCTCTGGTTCATTCTAAGTTCAACTCGATGAAGAGTAACCTAAAAATCTTAGAAGCTGCTTGTAAGAAGATTCCTGTTATCGTATCTAACGTACCTCCATACGATGATGCACCTCACGTTATCAAGATAGACAAACAAACCGAGTGGTATCCTGCGATTAAAAAAATCACCGAGGATGCTATTTATAGGAAAGAACTCGGAGAAGCTAATTACGAATGGTGTAACGAGAACTTCAATCTGCACAAAGTAAACATCCTTAGAAAACAATTATTTGAATCTATATGCCAATAACTCAATGTAAAAACGGGAAGTGGAAGATAGGATCTGGAGAGTGTCAGTACGATACAAAAGAGAAGGCTATGGAAATATGGCAAGCAATTTTAGCATCTGGACAATATGGCAAAGTTAACAACACAAAAGGTAACCTTCGGGAAACGGAAGGGGGGGAAGGCTCAGAAGAGCAGAAACAAAAACAATCGTAAAGAAAGAAACTATAGAGGTCAAGGCAGATGATACACGAATCAGCTTATATTCATCCTACTGCGGTAATCTACGATGGAGTAGTAATGGAAGAAGATGTTTACATTGGGCCGCTTTGTATTATTGGTGGGCCTGCTGAGTGGAAAGGTAAAGAGGATAACACAGGTAAAGTAATCATCAAGAAAGGAGCAAGGCTCACAGGATTAGTAACTGTAGATTCAGGAACGCATCAGAATACAACCATCGGAGAAAATTGTTACTTAATGAAACACTCTCACGTAGGACACGATGCGATAATTCAGGATGGAGTTACGATAAGCTGCGGTGCTAAAATCGGAGGGCATTCGATTATTCATCAAAATACTAACATAGGACTTAACGCAGTTATCCATCAGAAGGTAGTAGTACCCGAAGGATGTATGATAGGTGCTTCCGCTTTCGTAGGTAAGAAATCAGAGTTACAACCATTTCATAAATACGCAGGAGTACCTGTAAAAGATTTAGGATGGAATCGATGAATATAAACGTCATACTCTTAGACTACGATAGACACGACTTTACTCAGAGGGTAAAGGATGTGAACTTCAATAACGCAGGTTATCCTTTCGACTTTACGATAGTCGATATGAAGGGAATCTCTAAAGCATTGAACCACGGAATCTTTCAATCGAGAACATACGATGCGGTAGTTACGATGGCTAACGATATTTTGATGCCTAATAGTTGGCTCGAAAGAATGGTTCAAGCAATGATAACTATTCCTAATTCTGGAATGATAGGGATTCACACGGTCGAAAGTATCTCAGAGCCTACCACTATCAACGGACTCCAAGTACACATACAAGAAGCAGCCTTCGGGAATGTTCTTATACCGATGAAAGCCATCGATAAAATAGGCTACTTTAATGAAGCCTACGATCCATACGGAATGCAGGATAGAGATTACTCCTATCGGTTACAAATGACAGGACATCTGAACTACTATCTAAGCGGACTCCGAGCAGAACATATCGGACACGATGTAGGACAAGATACTCCTTACCGAAAGATGAAGGATGAAGGACTAAGCAAGTGCGATTACCTATGGGCGAGAGAGACAGGTAAATACCAAGAAGAAAATAACTACACTATCTATCAAACAGAATGGCTATGATAAAGCTACCAATCAATCAAGTAAAAGCGAACCCGAACAATCCGAGGATAATTAAGGATGATAAATTTAAGAAGCTCGTACAAAGCATTAAGGAGTTCCCTGAGATGCTTGAGCTTAGACCTATCGTAGTTAATGAGGATATGGTTGTACTCGGTGGGAATATGCGACTCAAAGCGTGTAAGGAAGCAGGACTCGATAAAGTACCTGTTATCAAAGCAAGTAACCTAACTGAAGAACAACAGAAGGAGTTTATCATTAAGGATAACGTAGGCTTCGGAGAATGGGATTGGAATGACCTTGCGAATAATTGGGAGACAGAAAAGATACAAGAGTGGGGATTAGATATACCTGGCTTTGCTATCCCACCTTCAGAAGATGAGTTAATAGGAGAAGAAAAGAATAAGCCTCCTACTATGAAGATTACTTTTGAAGCTGTTGAAGATTTACAACAGGCTGAAATAGATATAAGAGAATTGATAGATAGAAAATATCCGAAAGCCTATTTTTCAGTTTCAGCAGGAGAGATATGAGATTAGAGAAAGCATCACATAAGGCAATAGTTTATGCTTGTATGAACTTTCATTATTCTAAAGCTATACCATCTACAAGAGCTAAACCATTAGGATATTCAGTATTTAATGATAAAAATGAATGGTGTGGAGTTATCATTTTTAGTGGAGGTGCATCAGCTAATATGGGTACACCTTATGGATTAAAATTTGGTCAATATGCAGAATTAGTTAGAATGGCATTGAATGGTAAGCAAGAAAGCACTTCAAAAGCTATGAGTATAGCAATAAGGCTTTTAAGAAAATCCTGTCCATCAGTAAAATTACTGATAAGCTATGCTGATAAAGGTCAAGATCATTATGGTACAATTTATCAAGCAACAAATTGGTATTTTGTAGGTGAAAGCGAAAGCTCAGGAATTGATTATTATTTTAATGGTAAATGGAGGCACGATAGAACATTGAATGATTATGGTAGAGATTTTCTTATCAAATTGCCAAAGAGAAAAAGAAGCGGAAAATATAAATACATTTATCCATTAGATAAGAATTTGCTATCTATGTGTAATAAGTTAGCTAAGCCTTATCCAAAGAAACAAGCGGATATAGCATAATGGTAATGCACTGACTTTCCAAGTCAGGGATGGCGGTTCGATTCCGACCTATCCGCTCAATAATTTAGAAGGAATAAAGAGAAATGGCAAACGAACAGAACTTAATACCTGCTAAGAAGGGAGAGGTAAGGAATCCAAACGGAAGACCTAAGAAGTACGTAACGCTACTTAGGGAGCAGGGGTATAAGCTATCCGAGATTAACGATACTATCCAGACTATGCTTCAGATGGACTTAGATGAACTAAAAGAAGTTTGGGATAATCCGAAGGCTACGATATTAGAAAAAACCATAGCCAACGCTATGAAGAAAAGCCTGGAGAAAGGTAGCCTGTATTCGGTTGAAACGCTCTTGACTCGAGTTTACGGAAAGCCAAAAGAAACGCAGCAGGTTAGTACAGACTCACGAATCGAGGTAGTATTCGTGAAGGGTAAAACAATTCTATGAGGCTTGAACTTCCGGAACCGCATATCAATCAGCAGAGAATTCTTGACAGCGAAGCAAGATTCAGGGTGGTTATGTGTGGTCGAAGATTTGGGAAGTCAGAACTCAGCCAGATAGAAATAATCTCAAATGCTTTACTCGGTAAGTCAGTCGCTTATATTACGCCAACTTATCAGCTTGCTCGTGTGTTCTTCGAGAGGCTGATTCAAGCAGTACCATTCGAATCCAATAAGTCAGAGCTTACGATTAAGTTCCCGAACGGTGGCTCGGTGGATTTCTTTACAGGAGAGAGACTCGATAACCTGCGAGGTAGGAAGTTTCACCTCGTAGTAGTGGATGAGGCTTCGTTTATTCCGAACCTCGAAGATGGGTGGCTAAACTCTATTCGACCTACCTTAACCGATTACAAAGGTCGAGCGATATTCCTATCGACTCCGAAGGGAAAGAACTTCTTCTACTCTTTGTTCTTGAAGGGAGGCGAACCTGATTGGGAGGCTTTCCGATTTACCACCTACGATAATCATTACATTGATAAGGGAGAGATAGATGATGCACGCACTCAACTTCCTGAGGTAGTATTCGAACAAGAGTATATGGCGAACCCTGCGGAGAACTCATCTAACCCTTTTGGGTCTGCTTACATTAAGCAATGTACTTTCCCGATATCTCCCGAACAACCGATAGTGTACGGAGTGGACTTAGCGAAGGCGGTGGATTGGACTGTGATTATCGGACTCGATAGGAATGGATCGGTCTGTCACTTCGATAGATTCCAGAAAGATTGGAGACAAACCAAGCAAACCATCCTAAGCCTAAATAAAGCCCCTATTTTGATAGATAGCACAGGGGTAGGTGATCCTATATTCGAGGATTTACAACGCGAAGGATTGGCTATAAATGGCTTCAAATTCAGTTCTACGAGTAAGCAGCAGTTAATGGAGGGATTATCCTCAGCGATTCAGCAAAGGAAGATAACTTACCCTGAGGGGAATATCGTAAACGAGTTAGAGGTATTCGAGTATCAGTACACCGCAACAGGAGTAAGGTATTCCGCTCCTCCTGGGTTTCACGATGACTGCGTTATGAGTCTCGCTCTTGCGTGGCATCACTATACTCGGAACTCAGGACAGGGTAGGTATAGTTTCCTATAAGGTACATAATTGCGTATTCTGCTATTTATGTATATGACACACGAAATAGCAAAACAATTATTTGAATACAAGAACGATACCTTGTATTGGAAAAGTGATACAAATCACAACTATAGTGGTAAGCCTGTATCTCCATCAACTAAAAGAAACTATCTTCAATTAAAGCACAAAAATAAACTATACTATGTTCATAGGATAGTATTCCTTCTTCATAATGGATATATGCCAAAATATGTAGATCACATAAACAGGAATAGACACGATAACAGAATAGAAAATTTAAGAGCCTGTACTGTGATGCAAAATATGGCTAATTCTTCTGGATGGAGGAATAAGAGTTTACCAAAAGGAGTTTCTATGAATGGGAATAATTATACAGCTCGAATTATGGTTAATAATAAGCAGATTAGATTAGGTACATATAAAACAATAGAAGAGGCTAAAAATGCTTATATCTCTAAATCATTAGAATTGAATGGTCAATATAGTTCGTTTGCTTGAGGTTTGCAAACAGCGAACGTGAGTCTATAATGTTACTTATTCGGCTCAAAAGTAAACATATTTGCTTACTATGTTACTCATAGGACATAACTCTCAAAATATCTATTTATGAATATGACTTGGAAGAATGTAAACGTATTTCAATGGCAGCAAATCGTGGACTTGTTCACGAAGTCTAAAGACCTAACTGAGTTAGACTTAGCGGTTAAGTGCGTGGCTATCCTCAAGGGAATGACTGAGTATCAGATAGATTCGATGCCTCTCGGTGAGTTAAACCCACTTCTAAAGTCTATAGACTTCATTCACGAAGAGATTAAGCCAGAGCCTCAGAAGTACATTAAAGTAGGTAAGAAACGCTACAAGTGTATCTATGATGTGCGTAAGATTCCTGCTGCTCGGTATATCGAGAGCAAGTACTTCGCTAAAGATGTGAATGCTAACCTACACAGGATCGGTGCTTGTATGGTTATGCCTATGAAAAAAACTCTTTTCGGGTGGAAGGTAGATAAGTACGATGCGAGCAAGCACGAAGATTACGCTCAGGATTTATTGGAAGCACCTGTAACTGCGGTACTCGGAAGCGTGGTTTTTTTTTGTCTCGTTTACAGGAATTGGATAAAGGCTTCGAAGGACTATTTGGTAGCAGAGATGATGGAGAAGAGCTTGACGAAGTACCAAGCCGAAGTTCTGTATCAAACTTTATGCGAGACTTTGGATGGATTTATCAAGCCTCATTGGTGGCTGAGTTCGAGAGAATCACGATGGAAGAGGTTTACGATATTCCTACAATCCAATTCCTTAACGACCTTTCTTACCTCAAAGCGAAAAACGAGTACGAAGCAGAGCAGTTAAAGAAGATCAATGGCAAAGTCAAGTAAACAGATAGAGACAGAGGTGCTTCAGTTCTTAGATGGTTTAGCAGCTAATCAAGATTATGAGTTAGCTAAACTTGGTGGGGTAGATAAGTATATGCTTCAATCTGCTAAAGCATTTTTAGACAGAGCCAAGGATAACATACGAAAGAATGCACTTATATCTTCTGGTGATTTAGAGAGTCAGTTAACATTCGAGACCGAAGTAGGTGCAGATACTTATACTTTATTTGTAGGTTATCCTGCTGATTCAACCGCATCGAAGTATTACGATTATGTAAATAAAGGGGTGAGGGGTTATACATCTGGTAGCCCTAATTCTATATATAGCTTTAAGAGTCCTTTCCCTAATAGGAAAATGGCTGCGAGTATTTTCTCGTGGGCGAATAAACTAAGGATTAGGGATAAGTACGATGCAAATGTAAACAAAACAAAATTCGGTAAGAAAAGAGCAAGCATAACTAAAATGATTTCAGAGGCAGAGAATAAAAAGAGACTTGCTTATGCTATCTCATCATCAATTAAAAAGAAAGGTATAAAGAGATCACTATTCTTCGATAATGCTAAGGACTTTGCTTTTGGTAAAGACTTCGTAACAGGTCTATCTAAGATATATGGTAAAGAAGTAACCTTAGTTATTAAATCAGCAACAAATGGCAATAACAGTAAATAATACTCCAGGTGCTTTCCAATCCTTTCACGAGGATATGTGGTATGTAGTTACCTCGGATAACATAGCACAAACGAGTTTCAAGTACGTCTTTGATGTGTACATTAATTCCGTATTGGTAGCGAGAATCAAATCATTCCCACAGCCTGATACTGATAAAGGCTTATTCAACGTAGCACCTATAATCCGTAATTATTGGTCAAGTTACTTTCAGCCTGCTACCTCACAGACTGCTTTCAATCACACAGGATCAGGGAATATGGTTTCTTTTACAATTCAGTTCGGTGAAGATTACGCAGGTACGACTTACACTAATCTAACCTCAAGTGCAGGAACAGGATATAACTACTATCCTAATATCTCAGAGGGTAAGGGTGCTTTTGATGGTACTTGGTTCGAGAATGGTTATGCAGGGGTTAACTTACTTACTAAGAGAGACCTAACGCAACTTCAAACCAATCAGACAGGGAACAGGCTTTTCATTTCTATGAATAACTTCACTTCTGGAGTTGTTTACGATTGGAAGCTAAATGTAACTCGTAGCAATGGTAATGATACCACAGGCGGTACTTATGTAGATGTGTCAGGAATAGCGGTGATAGATATCTCTCCTGTCGCTATTAACAATTACTTAGGAGGAACATTCATTTCATCTGCTACCGATTCTTATACTGTTGAATTCGAAGAGCAGAGCGTAGGGGTTCAAGCGTTAGTAAATGTCACAAAGATTTGTCAGCCTCGACATACTCACATACCTCTGCACTTTCTGAACTCACTCGGTGGATACGATACGATGATATTCACTCTGGTAAATCGTGAGAGTAGAAACATAGAACGAAAATCCTTCGAGCAAGCGGAATGGCAATATCGCTCTTCTGATATGTACAGATGGAATCAATACAATGTCTTTAACGGCGGTGCGGTTCAGTTCAACACTCAGCACACAATCACATACAAGCTTATAAGCGATTGGCTTACTCTAAAGGATTACACTTGGCTTAGAGACTTGATAGCATCTCCCGAAGTATATATGGAGAATAGCGGTACGTTTATACCTATCAAGATTACTACAAGCCAATGGACTCAAAAGAAGCAGTACGTCGATAAGGTATATAACCTTGAGTTAGATATTGAATTCGGAAGTAAAGAATTTAGCCAATACCGATGAGAACTGAAATCTATATAGAGAATCAACAACTCGACCTTTACAAAGATATCTCCGCAGAGTTTACCTATAACATCGATGATGTTAAGGACTTCTCTTCTCGCAATACCAACTTTTCGAAAACAATCGTAATCCCAGGTAATGCAACTAACAACAAACTATTCGGGCATATTTTCGAATTCGGGAGTGGTAACTTCTACAATCCTTCAGCCGATAACGTGGGTTACAACTTCAACGCATCCAAGTCTGCTGCTTGTGTTGTCTATGTAGATAAGATTCAAATCTTCAAAGGGATTATCAGACTGCTTGAGATAATCATCGATAATGGATCAATAGAGTACGAGTGTGCGGTCTTCGGTGAATTAGGTGGATTCGTTTCT